GCCAAGGTTGAGAAACCGGGGCGGCTTTTCTTTATGGCCCGCATACCTGCGGCACGGGCGCGGGCTTTACTCCTTTCACCGCGCCCGCTGGTTTAAGGGGGAATGATTATGACTATCGTTCAGATCGCAAAGATAGCGGCTGGCAAGCATACGCTTATCGCCCGCCGCACAATCGAAGCGTGCGAGCGGGCCGCGCTCAACAAAGGCCCTGCGACGGTCAAGGCTTTACACGAAGCCTTGGCGAAGCGCAATGGCTAGGGTTGGGCGAGACACTAGGGAATGGCGGTTGCTTAGGCAGAACTGCTTCAGGCGTGATAAGGAAAGGAAAGCGCGTTGCTGGATCTGCGGACAGCCGATCGACTACAGCAAGCAACCAAGCACAACGCCTGATAGCTGGGAACCTGATCACCGCTTCCCTGTCTCACATCATCCAGAGCTGGCCGAGCTTCCCGAAAACGTGATGCCGTCGCACAAGCGGTGCAACCGCGCACGCGGGAACAAAGCTGGCATGAATGAACTTGGAAACCAATCTAGAAATTGGAATTGGTAAAACGATCCCCGAAGGTTACCGCGCCTTTAGGGGTAGGGGTGTATAAATCTCTGACCTGCGGCAACCGGCACGCTTTCCATGCCCGCAATGATTTATCCCCCCGAAGCCCTGAAAACACGCACGCGCACGCGTTCTATGTATCGCGAGAAAAAGGGGGTGCATTATGGGCCGCAAACCTATTGAATGGGATGCAAAAGACGTGCAAACCTTCAAGGGCCTTTGCTCGATCTTCTGCACTCGCGACGAGATCTGCCAGATTATGCACGTCGATAAAAAGACGCTGCTTCGCCTTATCAATGAGAATTTCGCCGAGGAAGTAACCGGCTACAAAACGAAGCGGATCACGTTCGAAGACGCGTTCGAATACTTCAGCGCCGAGGGCAAGAAATCGCTTCGCCGTAAGCAAATCGATATGGCGCTGGACGGCAATACGACGATGCTTGTTTGGCTTGGCAAGTGCTACTTAGGCCAAGCAGCCGTGCAACCTTCCGACGAGAAGCCGAAGGAAAAGCCGAAGTCGGGCGGTAACGTCGTGGTGACCGACATTAACGCGTTTCGCGAACGATCGCCCGTCGTTAAAAAGGCGACGGGTTAAGGCGGCGCGGCGATGCTGAAAGGATATGAGGAACCACGCATCTTCACGCCGCCGCTTCGTCCGTTAACGCCTGACACTTCACTTGGATTCGACGTTATCTTTTTCGCCGAAACGATATTGAACGTCGTTTTGCTTCCGTGGCAGAAATGGCTATTCATTCACGCGCTGGAAATCGTGGGCGACTTCGAAGGCGAATGGCATTTTCGCTTCCGAACGATCCTGGTTCTTATCTCGCGACAGAACGGTAAAACGTTCGTCGGCAAGATACTTGCCGCCTATTTCCTTTACGTCTTGGGTGTTGCGCTCGTGATCGGCACGGCACAATCGCTCGATCAGGCGGAAGACACGTGGAACGAAACGGTAGATATGGTGTCGGACATTCCGAGCCTTGCCGAAGAAATCGAACACGTGTGGCACACCAACGGAGCGAAGCGCCTTGCTTTGACGGGCGGGCGCGATTACCGCGTGAAGGCTTCGAGCCGCCGCGCTGGACGCGGCAAATCCGGGGATCTCGTGATGCTTGACGAGTTGCGCGAGCATCAGGATTTCCAAGCTTGGGGCGCGATTACCAAAACGACGATGGCACGGCCTGACGCGCTCGTTTGGTGCATGAGCAACGCGGGCGACGGAACTAGCGTCGTGCTTCGGCACTTGCGAAAGGTTGCGCACGCCGCGTTGGGCGATCCTGACGGGATCGTGGAAGCGTTCGGCGGCGCGGAAGTGGAACCGGGCGAAGACATGCTAGATGACACCTTGGCGATTTTCGAATGGAGCGCACCGCCCGACGCTGAACTTAACGATCGCGAAGCGTGGGCGCAATCCAACCCTTCTTTGGGTTATGGAATGCTGACCGAACGCGCATTGAAAAGCGCGTATTCGACAGACCCGGCAGACGTGTTCAAGACCGAATGCCTTTGCCAGTGGGTGACGGCAAGCGTAACGCCGCCGTTTCCCGCCGACGCATGGGAAGCCGGGAAAGATGAAAAAAGTTCGTTCGCGCCTGATGCCGAAATCTTCTACGGCGTGGACGTTTCCGCCGATCGCCTTAAAACGGCGATTTGCGCGTGTGGCTTGCGATCAGATAGAAGCTGGCACGGCGAGTTAGCGGCTTACCGTTCCGGCACCGCATGGATCGAAGGTTGGTTCAGGAACGGCGCTGCTGTTCAGCCGATGAAGGTTGCGCTTCAGGGGCGCGGTGCGCCCGTGTCGGCGTTCGCCGAGATCTTGAACGCTATCGACGGCGTTACGGTCATCGAATGTTCGGGCCGCGACGTTGCCGCATGGTCTGGGCGCATGTGGGATGCCGTGGCTTCGTGCGACGAGGATTCCGAAAGCGACGCAACGCCCATTCACCACCGTTCGCAGCCAGCCTTAGACCTTGCCGCCCAGATCGCGGCAACGCGTCCGATGGGCGACGGCGCTTGGGCGTGGGATCGGAACAAGTCACTTGAAGACATTTCGCCTTTAGTCGCGTTGACTATGGCGCACGGCGCGGCAACGCATATCGAGGATGCACCGCAAAAGAGCGCATACGACAACACGGAAGGCGTGGTGTTCCTGTAGGGCTATCGAATCAAAGGGGGTAAGCGGATGGGAATTCGCGAACTGTTGCGACGGCCAAACGTGACCGTGCATGTGAACGTTCCGCAAATGCAGAACGTCCTTGGCATGAACGCCGCGCAACTGTACCGAACGCAACCGGCGTTGCGTGCGGTCGTGTCGTTCCTAGCTGACAATTCGGCGCATCTTCCGTTGCATTGCTACATCCGCGAATCGGACAACAGCCGCAAACGCGACACCGAATCTTCGCTTGCGCTGCTGATAAAGCGTCCGAACGCTGATAGCACGGAACATGAGTTGATCCGCGATAGCGCAACCGACTATTGGCTTTACGGCTGGTTCGTGTGGGTTGTGCTACCAGATCCAAGAGCGCCGAGCGGATGGAGCATCACGCACATTCCGACAGCATGGTTCAACCAATGGCCGACGATCGACGGATTAACGCCCGTCGAATACACGTTCACCAATCCCGAAACGGGAAAGCGCGTGACCGTGGCCGCGTCTGATTGCATCAGGTTTTACAGCTACGGCCCAGAAGGGCCGATGCATCCTGGATCGGCTATCGAATCGCTGAAGCAGGTTCTTTCCGAGCAGATTTCAGCCTGGAACTACCGCAACGCCGTTTGGAAGAACGGCGGGCGCGTTTCGGCATACCTTACGCGCCCGCTGAATGCGCCCGATTGGGCGAGTTCGGGCGCACGCGATAGGTTCGCTAAATCCTGGAAAGAGAAGTTTTCCAGCGAGGACGGAACCGACACGGGCGGAACGCCGCTGCTCGAAGACGGTATGGAACTGAAGACAACGCAGTTCAACGCACGCGAAGCGCAATGGATGGAAGCCACGAAGCTTTCGCGTGAAGACGTTGCGGCGGTCTACCACGTAAACCCGGCGCTTATCTGGCACACGGACGGGCAGACTTACGCGAGCGCGAAGGACAACGCCCGCGCCTTGTACGCCGACACGCTGGCACCGTTTTTGAACATGCTTCAGGAACGCATTAATTCTTTCCTGCTTCCGATGATCGGCGCGGACGAAGCAGCATACGTCGAATTCAACTTCGACGCGAAGCTTCAGGGTTCCTTCGAGGAACGCGCAACCGTGTTGCAATCGTCCGTTGGCCGTCCGTGGCTGACCGTGAACGAAGCACGCGCAATGAACAACCTTCAGGCCGTGGACGGCGGAAACGAACTTTCCGTTCCGCTCAACGTGGAGGTTGGCGGGCTTGCTTCGCCAAACGACACCGATCCGACGATCGAGCGGTACAACGCCGCGCCAACGGCGTTCATCGATGAGGGGATCATCTACGAATACCCGAAATCGAAGGACGGCGACACACCGCCCGCGAACACGCCGAGGAAGTCACGCGGCAAGGCCGACGAACTGGCATCAGACCAGATTTCGGAATGCTTGCGAAAGTTCTTCAAGCGCCAAGGCCGTTCGGTGCTTGCATCAATCGACAAGGAAAAGGCACGCGGCGCGGAACTGAAGGCCGCTGATGACGATTTCCCCGATTGGTGGAACGCCGAGCGTTGGAACCGTGAACTAGCGGAAGACCTCGAACCGCTTTTCATGACGGTTGCAAAGGCGCAAGGGCGGCGCACGCTTTCAGACATTGGCGAAGAACCGGACGAATTCAACGTTTCGGCGATCCGCAACTACATTGCGGCGATGGCCGCTGGCAAGGCGAAGGCGACGAACAACGTAACTTACCGACAGCTTAAAGAAGCCCTGGACGAAGACCACGGCGAAGACACTATGGGCGCAACGCCCGAAGGCGTTTTCGAGAAGGCCGAGGATTCGCGGGCCGACAAGTCGGGCGTTTCGTTCGCAACCGCCGTTGCTGGCTGGGCGGTGCTTGAAGCCGTAAGGCAGCAAGCGCCTAACAGCGGAGCCATGAAAACGTGGATCGTCACGAGCGCAAACCCGCGACCTGAACACGCGATGATGAACGGCGAAACCGTTCCATACGATGACGTTTTCTCTAACGGCGCTGAATGGCCGGGGGATCAGGTTCTTACGCCCGAAGAATCGTGCAACTGCCAATGCGAAGTCGAAATAACGATTCCGTAGGGGGTGGCGGATCATGGTTGAAGCAAGAAAACGGGTAGATCCAACCACTCACGCGATAGAGCAATTGCGCGATGGTGGGCGCTACATCGAGAAGAACGCGCCCGCGCTAATCGGCGATATAACGTGCCTTTACGTCTTAGAAGACGGGATAAAGCTAACGGTCACGCTCAATCCGAACATAGCGCTTCCAACCGTTGAGGTTTCGAAGGCATATATCGTGATGACCAAGTAAAACAACCGACCGACAACAGAAACAGCATGCCGCCGAATGGCGGCTTTTTTGTTGCCGAGGGAAGGGCAAGCCATGAAAAAGCATCAACTGAAGGCCGATGAAGATCGGCTTACGAAGTCGTGCGCCGATTCGCAAATCAAGATGGCGGACGGCGACGGCGAAGCGGGCGGCGGAACCGTCACCGGCTACGCATCAACGTTCGACCGCGAACCAGATTGCTACGGCGACGTTGTAGCACCGGGCGCGTTCGCCGAAACGCTGGAACGCTGGAAGGCGCTTAACGAACAGGGCAAATACATTCCGCTTCTCTACGGCCATAACGCGATGGATCCCGAATACAACATCGGGCGCGTAATCAAGGCCGAGGAAGACGAACGCGGCTTGCTCGTTACCGCCGAGTTCGACGGCGAGAACGAGAAAGCCCAATACGTGCGCAAGCTTGTTCGCGAAGGCCGCGTGTACCAGTTCAGCTTTGCGTTCGACGTTCTGGAAGCCGGGGAAACCACGCTTGAAAACGGCGTGAAGGCCAACGAACTTCGCAAGCTTGACCTGTTCGAAGTCTCGCTGGTTCAGATTCCAGCGAACCAGCACGCCACCGTTGAAGACGTGAAGGCGGGCGGTGCGCAGACGAACGACCACCAAAGCGCCGAGGGCGAGAAAGCCGGACGGCGCAATTCGAAATCCGATGAAGACCAGTTGCGCAAGGCGCAGGGCCTTCTTTCGGAAGCAATGGAGATCCTTAACGGCCTTTTGGCCGATTCGGATAGCGACGATGCAGACGGCGCGGACGAAGGCGAATCCCCGGACGAAGGGGACGAGGGCCAGAAATCCCAGGCCGAAGTGTTGGCGCTCTACAAGCAAGCAGTAATCGACACCTACAAGGAGGATTAAAGATGAATCCCAAAGAAAAGCTTGCGGCGCTGCTGAAGGAACTTGAAGCGGCGGAAACCCTGGAAGACGCGAAGCGCATCAAGGGCGAGATCGAAGCCGTCCAAGAGCAGATCGCGCTTGCCGAGGAAAAGGCGGGTATTCTGGATGCCATGAAGTCTTCGCAGCCTGTCGGCGGCAATGATGCCACGATCGGCGCTAAGTCGCTGGGCGATCACTTCGCCAAGGAAGCCGAAGGCAACATCGCTAAGGGGCAGCGTTTCAGCTTCGCAGCGTCCGAGTTCAAGTCTGCTGTCGTGATGACCACGCCTAGCAGCATCGCACCGGCGCTGACCGACGTTGACACGAATCTTGTTGAGGGCTACCGCCGTCCGCTGATGATCGCCGATCTGTTCGGCACCGAATCCATTAGCGGCAACGCGATTACCTACTTCGTTGAGAGTTCCAGCGTCGAAGGCGCGTTCGCGGCTGTTGCCGAGAACGGCACGAAGCCGCAAATCAGCTTCGGCAACCCGACCGCCGTTACCGAATCCCTGAAGAAGATCGCGGCTTACTACAAGGAAAGCGATGAGATCATCGAGGATGCGGCTTGGCTGGTTTCCTCCATCAACAACCGTGCGCTTTACCTGCACGATCTGGCCGAGGAAACGCAGCTTCTCAACGGCGACGGCACGGGCCAGAACCTTACGGGCATTCTGAACCGTTCCGGCATCGGCTCCAAGACCTACACGCACGGCGGCACCGTCACGGCCGATGTGATCTTCGAAGCTATGATGGCCGTCCAGAACAATAGCGGTTTCGCTGCTGACGCTATCGTTATCAACCCGACCGACTACCAGCGTTTGCGCTTGGCGAAGGACAGCAACAACCAGTATTACGGTGGCGGCTACTTCTACGGCGCTTATGGCGACGGCCCGATTGCCGAGCAGCCTAACCTTTGGGGCCTTCGCACGGTCATCACGCCCGCGATCACCGCTGGCACCGTGCTTGTCGGCGCGTTCAAGGCTGGCGCTTCGGTCATCCGCAAGGGCGGCACCACGGTTGAGATGGTCAACACCAACGAAGCCGACTTCATCAACAACCGCGTTACGATCCGCGTTGAGAACAGGCTTGCGCTTGCCGTGCGTTACCCGGCAGCGTTCGTCGCGGTTACCGAAAACCCTTCGTAGGGCCGACTGTAGCCGCTGAGAGCGGATCGGCCACGTTGTTTGAAACGTCCGTTAGCGACCTTCAAAGCGGCTTGACCGTCGAGAACGGCGCTATTACCGGCACGCTGAAGAAACTCAGCACCGGCCCGATCGCCGATTACTGGGGCGAAGGGTACTTTATGGCCCTGAAGTTCACCGATAACGACGAGGGCGAAGCGACCATCAAGGTTGGCATGAAGCCTTCGGCAAGCGACATGGGCCTTGTCGAACTTGACGAGGACATGAACGGCGTGTTCATGGTGACGAACAAGGCTTCGCAGAAGCTTGTTGTCGAAACCAGCGATGGCACCTACACGGCCATTCAGGAATACGACCTTTCGGGCTTGACGCTTCAGGACTAGCGACGATGCGGGCGGGCGAAATGCCCGCCCGCTTACTGTAAGGGGTTAAAGACATGAAACGTTACATGGTTAATGGCGCTGAATTCTGGTATCACGAGGGCGACCAGCCCGAAGGCGCTATCGAGATCAAGGCGGAGAAGCCCGCCGACAAGCAGCAAGCGCCCGCCACGAAGGAAGCCGCGCCCGCTGACAAGGCCAAAGCGCCCGCCCGCAAGCCGCGCACGACCAAGACCAAGGCGGCTAAAGCCGCCGACGCGAGCAAGGCCGAATAATGCGCACGCCTTGGGGGTATGAGATTCCCGACGCTACGCCGCCCGAAGTCACGTTGCCGCCGATCATCGACGCAACGCAATTCGACAAGATAACGGGCGGTGTCATGTCTTCCACTACCGAGCAGAAGAACGCGAAGCTTGAAGGCGTTTCGTCTGCTATCCGCGATTACTGCGGATGGCACGTATCGCCTTCGAAAACTTGCATTTTCACCGGCACGGGCGAAGGGCGCTTGCTCGTGCTTCCTGCTATGCACGTTAGCGCGATCGAGTACGTGAAGATTGACAACGTTAGCGTTGAGTTCGAATGGCTGGAAAACGGCCTGGTACGCCTGAAGAACGGGCGTTTCCCCGATTCGTGGCGTTCCGTCGAATGCAAGTACACGGCGGGCGTTGATTCGTCTTCCGTGCTTGGCGAGATCGTGGCGCAGATCGCAAGCAACGCGCTTGCAGCCGCGCCCGGTATCGTTGAGGAACACGCGGGCAGCGTTGGCGCTACGTACAACAAGACCGGCGACGGGATCACGGGCGGTGTGTCGCTGCTTCAACGCGACATGGCGCTTTTGAATCCCTACAAGCTAGTTAGGGCGTGGTAGCCATGATGCCGAGTTGGGCGAGAGATACCGTCACGATCCACCGCGCACAGTACATCACCGAGCGCGGCACGAAGGTTCGGGACTGGGAGCATTCGACTTCGCATCAGATCGCGAATTGCAGTTTCCAGCACGCGAACAGCCAAACGTCGTGGAACGATCCACGGCAAGCCGTGACCGTGCGGGCTAACTTGTGGCTTCCGCCTGGAAGCGACATTGCAGACGGCGATCTTGTCGAATTCGACGGCGTTAAATACGCGATCGACGGTGCGCCGCATCCGTGGCGCAGCCCGTCCGGGCGCGTCGATCACATCCAATGCGCGTTGATCGATTGGAGGGATTAGCGATGCCCGCAAAAGTGCGAATCGAACTGAATTCCGCTGGCATCCGCGAACTTCTCTGTAGCGCACCGTTAGCCGCCGAATGCGAGAAAGCCGCAAGCCGTATAGCTACGGCGGCGGGTGACGGCTTCGAAGTCGCACCGCAAATCGTGGCTGGTTTCGGCGGCGGGCGCGTTGCATACGGCGTGAAAGCCGCGACATACGAAGCGAAGTTGGCCGAAGCCGAAGACCGCGCACTAAGTAAGGCGGTGACGCAATGCAGATCGTGAAACCTGTTGACATTGAAGACGCTTTGCGCGTCGATCTCGCGACGCTTCTTCCGAAGGTGTCAGTTTACGCGCAACCAGCGCCCGACGATCTGGCCGCAAACTCGGTTTGCGTTAACTGCCTGGGCGGGTTCCCGACTTCGCCCGTTTCGCATGGTTACGACGTTCTGGTAGACGTGTGGGCGAAAACGCCTGGGGCGGCTATGGAACTTGCTTGCACCGTGCAAGGGCTTGTGGCTTCGCTTCCCGTCCGCTCGTTCGCGAGTGGCAACGACTGGAAGACGGCGGAAGCTAACCCGCCATACAACAACCCAGATCCGAACAGGCCGCGAATTCCGCGCTGCACGTTCCGTGCGACGGTTGGCATTCGCGGCAAATCCAATCTTTAGGAGGAATAAAAATGGCTGGAATCGATGCGAGCAAGGTTTACTTGCCCACACCAGTACAGACCGCTACCACCGGCGCGATCGCCATTGCGCCCGTTGGTACGGCGATGCCCGCGACCGCAAGCGAAGCGTTGGGTTCCGCTTGGCAATCCGGCGGTTACATCGGCGACGCTGGCATCAGCATTTCCACGAACAAGGGCGTAACCACGATCAAGGATTGGAGCCAGGGAGCGGTTCGCAAGGCGCTTTCTGACTTCGACGGCACGATCTCGGTTCCGTTCCTTCAGATTGACGAGTTCGCGGCGAAGCGGCTTGTCGGCGCGGCCAACGTTCACACGTCCGCGCACACCACCGAGCATGGCAACATCCTTGCTATCGACCTCGGGCCTTCCATGCCCGACGAGGAAGCTTACGTGTTCAGCATGAAGGACGGCGACAGCCGCGTTCGCGTTGAGGTTCCGCGCGGCCAGATCACGGCCATTGACGCGGTTAGCTTCGTTCCGAACGCCGCTAATAGCTGGCCTGGAACGCTGTCCTGCTTCACCGGGGCCGATGGCTACGCTATCCGCGTCATTTACGAGGATGGCACGATCATTACGGACGGCGGTTCGACTGACACGCCGAGTGTCACCATCCGCCCGAATTCCGTTAGCGTCGCGGCTGGTAGCACGGTGACGCTCGAAGCCATTTGCGATCCGAGCACGGGAACCGCCACCTGGTCTTCGAACAACGAAGCGAAGGCGACCGTTGAAGACGGCGTGGTTACCGGCGTTGCCGCTGGATCCGCGACCATCACGGCTTCGATGACCGTTGGCGACCAAACTTACACGGACACTTGCTCTGTGACCGTCACCGCTGCTTCGAACGGTTAGCGGCGGTTTCGGGATAACGCGCATTTAGGAAAAGGAGATCTGAAATGTACGAGGTTAAGGCGAATAAGGTTGAGACGTTCGATTTCAAGATGGGCGACAAGACGTATTCCGTTCCGCTCATGCGTAACATGCCGCTAAAGAAGCTGCTTGAATACAACAAGGCGCTATCGAAGGTCAAACCGGGGCAGGAATCGGACTTTCTGATTCAATTCATATCTGAAATCTTCGATGAACACGCACCGGGCGTTACCGACCAGCTTACGGCTGATCAGTTCCACGATCTCATGCAGGCGTACATTGCCGAAGGCAAGGTGTCGCCGGGGGAATCTGTAGCCTCATCCGATTAAACGACGAGACGGGCGGCGCGGTCGAAGCCGACATGATGTGTCGGCTTGGCTTGCGCTTCGAGGATTCGCCCGCTATCGGATGGGATTGTGTGATCAACTTTGTTCGCCACCTCGATCAGACAAGCGCGGTTTTCCGTGCGCAGCATCCCGAAGAATTCATGTTCGCGTCATCGCTCAAACGGGCGGCTATCCTTGCCGATATTTTCGACGCTATACGCGCATTCGAATACACCTACGTAACGTCGCATTTGAAGAAAGGCGCGGCACCGCCGCCGCCGCCGAAACGATACCCGCGACCAGGCGTAGACGATGGCGTTCAGCGCATCGGCAAGGGCGCGATTCCAATAGCAGAATTCGAAGAATGGTATTACGGGGGTGATGCCTGATGGCCGAGGGCGTGACAGTTGCTAATGCGTTCGTTCAGGTTATGCCGTCAATGGAAGGCGCAACAGGCAACATCACGAACGCGATCATGCCCGAACTTTCGTCCGCCGCGCAAAGCGGCGGTGTTATGTTCGGTAGTGTTTTTTCTGGCAAAGTCGGCGCTCTGATGAAGGGCGCTGGCGCCGCTTTTCTCGGATATTTCGCCTTTGACAAGATCCGCGATTCGTTCGTGGAAGTCGAAGACGGCTTTAACAACGTCATCAAGGCGACCGGCGCAACGGGCGAAGTCGCCGAGCAGCTAAGAGCGGTTTACACCGACGTAGCATCAAGCGTTGTCGGCGATTTCGGCGACATTGGCGAAGCTGTAGGCGAGTTGAACACGCGCCTTGGGCTTACCGGCGACGAACTGGAAGCGGCTTCGGAACAAACGATGAAGTACGCGAAGGTAAACGGCGTTGACGCTAAGACCGCCGTTGCCGACGTTACGCGCATGATGAACAACGCCGGGATTTCCGCCGACGATTACGGAAGGACGCTTGACGTTCTGACCGTGGCCGCGCAGCAATCGGGAATCGACGTTGGGAAGCTTGCAAACTCCGTCACCGAGAACGCGGCTTCGTTCCGCGAACTTGGGTTCAGCACCGATGAATCAATCGCCATGCTTGCCAACTTCGAGAAGGCGGGCGTTAATTCTTCGCAGGTTCTATCCGGTATGAAGAAGGGCGTTGCTGAATGGGCCAAAGAAGGAAAGTCGGCTTCCGAAGGGTTTAACGATTTCGTCAAGGGCGTTCAGGACGGTTCCGTTTCGAGCGCCGACGCGATAGACCTTTTCGGTTCGCGTGCGGGCGTTGCCATGTACGATGCCGCGAAGCAAGGCCAACTGAACTTCGAAGATATGTACAAGGCCATTGAAAGCGGTTCGGAAGGTGCGCTAGACGAGGTTTATCAGAACACGCTAACGGCTTCGGAGAAATTCGAGCTGATGGGGAAAAGCATCCAAGTTGGGCTTTACGAAATCCTAGAGCCTATCGTTGATGCGATTTCACCGCACATTGACGAGATCGTAGAAGTCGTGCGCGGCGGTGTCGAATTCGTGACCGGCGTAGTCGTTCCGGTCGTGAAGGGCGCGATTCAGGCTGTAGGCCAGTTCATAGACGATCACGGCGAGGAAATCCAGGGCGTGCTTGATTCGCTGGGCGATGCGGCAACGACGCTTTGGGGCGTAATCGAGCCTATCGTTACGTGGATCGGCGAAGTTGCCGCAAACGTCGTTTTTCCCGCCGTTTGCGCGGCGCTCGAAGCGATCGGCCCAGCCGTCAAGGACGTTGTAAGCTTCCTAAGCGATCTCGCAAGCAAGTTCGCCGAGATCTTGCAAGCTATCGGCGATTGGGTGAACGGTGTTATAGCGTTCTGGTCTGACGTGTTGAGCAACGCGCAGCAGATCTTCCAGTCAATCGGCGATTTCATCGGCGGTGTATGGGATGCCGTCAGTTCGAAAACGTCTGAAATCTGGGACGCGGCGACGGGGTTCCTTACCGATTGCTGGAACAACCTTCAAGCCGGGGCGCAAACTGCGTTCGACGCGATAGCTTCCGTGATTTCAGCGGACATGCAGACGGCGCAAACGGTAGGTTCCGAAGCTGGCGCTGCGCTCACGTCCGCGCTTAACGGCGATTGGGACGGCGCGTTGAGCCACGCGCAATCGGCTTTCGAAGCGATCCGAAGCAACATTTCCGACAAGCTGAGTGCGGCACGCGACTTCGCGGGCAACGCCGCCGATGCGATCGGGAATTTCCTTGGGTTCCCCGGTCTTGGCGATACCGTGCGCGGTATTTTCGATGGCGTGAAAGCGGCTATCGAAGACCCGATCGGGACGGCGAAGCAGTTCGTTTCCGATGCTATCAGCACGATTAGCGGAATCATCACCGGGGCGAACCTACGACTTCCAGACATCAAGCTTCCGCACTTCAACATCGACGGCGGCGAAGTTCCGTGGGGCATCGGCGGTCAAGGCTACCCGCCTTCGATCTCTATTGACTGGTACGCACATGGCGGCTTCATCGATGAACCGACGTTGCTTGACGCTGACCGCAACGGCCTTAAAGTCGGCGGCGAAGCTGGTTTGGAATTCATCTGGCCTGGTTACGAACCTTACTTCAGGCGCTACGCGGCGGCTATCGCCGAGTACATGCCCGCGAATGGTTCTGGTTCGAACCAGACTTTCAACATCTATTCGAACGATCCCGAACGAACCGCCGCCGTGGTAGCGGCGCGGCAACGTCGGGCGTTGTGTTACTAAGGGGGAAACGAAGTGCGATTCATCGTCACAAACGATCGCGGGCAAACCATCGTGCTTCGCGACCAGCGCAACGGAAACGAAGTCGGCGTGTACCTTCTCGAAGACGGTATCGATGGTTGGTTCGGCACGCCCGCGCCGCGTGAAGACCCGATAGTTCGTTCCCTGACCGATGGCGACTTGATGCCGCACACGATCACGCAGGGAAGCCGAACGGTCACGTTGCACGGTTACGGCGTGTTTGGATCGACAATCGAAGCGGGCGCGTTCATCGACCTGGTTAACGCTATGGTTGGTTGCCCGCTTTCCGTGATGTGCGATGACGGCCAGGGGCGGCGCTTCATGACCGGCTATCTAACGGACGATCCAACGCCGACGCTCGATCCGAGCGAAGAAACGGTGGAATTCACGCTGGTTATCACATGCCCTGATCCAAAGAAGTACGGTCTTGCTAAGACCTACAAGCCCGAAGGCGGATGGGTGACCGTCGTTAACGAGGGCAACGCCGGGACTTATCCGAAGGTGCATGTTGACGGGCCAGTTACCATGCTCCATATCGAAATGGGCGACCAGGCTATCACGTGGAACGGTTCGGCTGAAACGCTCGATCTCGATTTCGCGGACATGCAGCCTTCGAGCGGCGCGATCGTGCTTGATAACGCCTTCGAGATCCCGTCCGGGCGCGTGGCGCTTGCCGTCGCGTGCGACGGGGAAGTTACTATAACGGTCAAATCTGCATGGAGGTAGCCGCATGGAAACTATGTCATTGCACGTTTTCAGCGGTCTAACCGGCGAACACTGGGCGCGGTTGCCGAACGCTTCCGCGTCGTGGGCCGATTCAATTAACGAGCCTGGAAGCCTTTCCGCGACCGTTCCCGATTCGGACTTGGACGTTCCAAACCTTGTGCGGGCGTGGGGTTCGATCGTGGCGGTCGTGGGCTTCGGGCGCGTTCTACACGCGGGCTACGTGAAGCACCGCAAGCGATCGGAGAGCGGCAAGGCTTGGACGATCGAAGCGGGCGGCGGAATGTCGATTTTCGAAAAGCGGCTGGTCATCAACTACGCGCTTAACGGTTCGTGGACTGATGGAACCGTGGTTGTCGATGAAGACCATCCATCGGGCAACTGGCCGCTTACGTTTTCTGGAAGCTATTCCGACATTCAAAGCAAGCTGATTGCCGAATCGCTGAAGTTCGGATCGTTGCCGATCACGGCGGCGGCTATCACGGGCGGCAACAAGACGCGCACCTACAATTCATATGACTTCAAGACGGTTTCAGACCGCATGAAGGACATAGGCAACCTGGAAAACGGGCCTGAATACCGATTCGATCCATACGTGGACGAGTTCGGCACGATCTCGTTTGCCCACGTGTGTTCCACCGATGGCGGCGAGTTGGCCGACAACCATTGGGTTTGGAACGCGACCGTTCCCGATTCGGGCGTGATCCTTGGCGACGAAGACGCGGACGGTTCCGAAATGTGTACGCAATCATACGGCGTTGGCGGCAAGGACAACGACACGCTTGTAGTGGCACGCGCCGTTTCGAACGTCCTAACTTCGAAGGGCTGGCCCGTGCTTCAGAGCGCCAACACTTCGCATTCGAGCGTTTCTAACGTTAGCACGCTCAAATCCTACGTGAAGTCGGACGTTGCCACGGGCGACAACCCGCAACGCACGATCGGGCTTCGGGTCGATATTGGGCGCTACGCGGTTCACGTTGGCGATTGGTGCGACGTTCGGTATGGAACCGGCGAAAACGACGTTCACAAGCTGAAGATCGTTGACGTTAAGGGATCCACGGCGAACCGCCTTGCAACGCTCCAATGCCGCGAAAGGGTGTGATCGCATGGCGAAGTACAAACCCGGCACGCTGGATGATGAAGCGGCTTTTCGTAGGCGCTTCGATGAAACGGATCGGATCGCACGCGAGAACGCCCGCCCGCTTGGGTCGAACGTGTACCAAACGACTTACAAATTAGAGCATTTCGACGGTGACGTGGTGGAAATGACCGCCGCCGAAGTCGATTCAATCTGCACTATCGAATAACGAAGGGGGGCGCGTCATGTCTGTACTTGGCGGAACGGGCCTAACGGAACTTTGGGCGCTGATCAAGGCGAATTTCGCTAACAAGATCGGCGTTGACGCTGCATCGACAACCGTTGACGTGAAGCTGAAGAACAACGCTGGCACCGTGCTTCAGACAGGCACGCTTCCAGCGGCGACGCAAAGCGCGGCGGGTATGCTTACAGCCGCCGACAAGACGAAGCTTGACGGGATCGCCACGGGCGCAACCGCCGTAATCGTTGATTCTACCGTGACCGCTGGAAGCACGAACGCCGTATCGGGCGGCGCTGTCAGCACGGCCATTACAAACGCCATTGCGGGCGTTGCGCAAGTTACGTTCGTGTTCGGCCAATCGCTACCATCGACGGGCGATCCGCTTACGTTCTACTTCATCCCGACTTCAGACCCGGACACCGACAACGAGTGGGACGAATACATTTGGAATTCGACCGACAGCGAATGGGAACTTATCGGCACGCCCGCCGTTGACCTCACGGGCTATGCGCTGTTGACCGACATTCCCGCCGAAATGACGGCGGCGGACGTTGACGCTATCTGCACGTAAGGGGGCGATCTCATGTCTGTAATGGGATCGACCGGGCTTGCCGAGTTATGGGCGCTGATCAAGGCGGGCTTCGCGGCGAAGGTGCATTCGCACACGGCCACCGACCTTCCGCTTGCGACTTCCAGCACGGCGGGAATCGTCAAGCCTGACGGATCAACCGTAACCGTTTCAAACGGGGTTATAACCGCGCAGTTGGCGGATTCGAGCATTCCGCTTGGAACGGTTATCTGGTCTACATCGGCAAGCAATCCGGGTGAAAACGGCATGGCGGGGACTTGGATCCTTCGCACGCGTGCTTTCCTCACGCTTTCGAGCGATACAACGTGCTTCTACCTATGGGAAAAGACGGCGCAAGCATCCGGCGATAGCGTGTTGCCGATCGGCGCGGTCATCTTCAGCGTTAGCGGAATAAACCCGGCGCAAGCGGGCCACGTCGGAACGTGGACGCTTCGCGAACAGGTATTCATTCCGTTTACCGATAGCACGTCTTATTACCTGTACGAGAGGACGGCATAACGAATGACAGTAATCACGAAAGACATTGGACGCGCCGACTTCCAGCTTCACCGCTACGCCGATGAACGAATCGGCGTTCTGTGGCAGGAATCGCTAGACAACGGCGACACCTACGACAACAAAGACCTTTCGGGCTGGATCGCGACGCTCACGCTCGAAAGCGACCTGGGCGAAACGCTTGTGGAAGTCGAATGCACCTGCACTTCGGACGGCTACACGATCGCTGACATTCCCTATTCGGTCATGTCTTCCGAAATCCTGAAGCCATACACCTTCGGTCGATGGCGCATCGTCGGGACTGATGGAATGAAGACCGAGGTTATCGGCGCTGGAAACTTCGAAATCGTCTAGGGGGTGAAGAAATGCCAGGACAATACCCGGACAAGAAAACCGTTGGCATTCCGCCTGATCTCGTTCTTGTGCGTCACGATACGGAAATGTTCATGATCCGTTCGGAGAATGCCGCATACGAAGCCGAGGGTTTCAAGAACGAAGCGGCTAACAGCGCGGCGGAATCTGAAGGCTACGCAGACGAAGCGCATCAGTACGCCGAGGAAGCGAAGGAATGGAGCGAACGCGAAACGCAAGGCGTTCATTTCGGGCCTAGCGAACCTGATGTAGATACACGTTACGACGGCATGCTTTGGCTGCAAACCAACGAGAGCGCCCACACGATCACGGCGGTAAAGCGTTTCGACGCGTCCGCCGCTGGATCGGGCCTGTTCCTTTCCAACGATCTTTACCTTTCCGACGAACTGTATTTGAACGATTCCGGCGCTTGGACTTCGTTCACATTCGACCTGTAAGGGGGAAACCGACATGAAACCAATTACCGATGTAACCTACACGCCGCACCAGTGGGCCAACGCCGGGGAAACCGGCGCTTTCCCGCTGAACGCCACGCGTGCAAACGAGATCGAATCGGGCATCGACGATTGCGCCGATGCCATTAACGATCTTATCGACGCGGCGGACGATTCCGACAAGTGGAACGCGCAAGGCATCGTGCTTGCCTATCCGGGCCGCAACATCGCCGACATTCCAGAGATCGCGGCAGAACTTGAAACGGCAGGTTCCGTGGCCGCGTTCCTGAACGCCCGCGCACTCGCGAAGGATTCCAGCTACCTTCGCGTCGGCGACTACGTAGACATTACGCATTCGAGCATCGGCGGAACGCGCCGTTACCGCATCGGCGATTTCTGGCCGTATGCTGGCGCTGGCGATTCGGCACGTCCGGGCGGAATCCTCATGGTTCCCGACCGCACGTGGCCGAACACCGTTCAGTGGGCTTCGAAGGGCAACAACAACGGCAACAGCACCGAGAATTGCCCGTATGTGTGTTCTGACAACACGCTTCACGCCTACGAGCTGAACACTATTCTTCCGACGTTCCCGACCGCATGGCAGAACGTCATGCAGAACCACCGTGCGTTGATCGAATCGCGCTATTCGTCTTCGTCCAACCTTTCGGCGGCTAATTCCTGGGCGTGGAAAGACCTTGGCAAGATCTGGTCACCGTCCGAAACCGAGGTTTACGGCCAGGTCGTTTGGGGAACCGCCAACGGCTATTCCGTGGGCTACGATTGCCAGTTCGAGATCTTCCGCAAGACGCGCAACCGCATCAAGACTTACGACGGAACCAATCGGTCGGATTGGTGGCTTCGTTCTGCATACGGTTCGAACACCACGTACGCGTGCAATGTCAGCTACACCGGCTCTGCCAACTACAATTCGGTGACGTACACCGGCTTTCGGCCTTTGCCCTGCTTCTTCGTGGGCGCGAACTAAGCGCCCACGCACACCGCTAATCGGCAACCCGCGCAAGCGGGTTGCTTGCTTCCAGCTAGAAACGAGTATCAATGAGCGTATACGAAGGAAAGCGCGATGATTCGGCTTTGAAGTTCAAGTGGAACGCGCAACAGTTGGTTGATGAAGTGTTCAAGTTCCTAACGACGAAGCAGATCCCGAAGGCATGGCGGTTCCTGTTAAGCGTTCAGACGGCGGAAACCGCACGGTCGATCGAAGACAACATCGGAAGGGCCGAGCGGTTTTCGCCCACGACTTCAGCCGGGGTGCTGAAGCGCAGGGAATACTACACGCTTGCTATCGCTGATTGCGACCAGGTACTAAGGGACTTGCGACGCATGAAGGCGATGGGTGCGCAGTTGAACAAGAACACCGTTGAAAAGCTGGAAGCGATGGCGGAAGAAGAAATCAGGCTATTAGCAGGCGTGCGCAAGGCCACGAAGCTTCGCGGGGATCCGAACATTGAAGACATGATAGCCGACGCGGAAGCGGAGTTAGAGCGTTTGCGTTGCTTGTTATAGGCGTTGCGCCTTGTATCATCGGTCGAATTGGTGGCTTCGTTCTGCAAACGGTTCGAACACCACGAACGCGTGCAATGTCAACAACAACGGCAATGCCAACAACAATTCGGTGACGAACACCGGCATTCGGCCTTTGCCCTGATTCCTCATGTTACGGCCAGACCTAGTAAGCGGAAGCTGAAAGCAGAGCCTTTAGGAAGGAAGGCGCGACGATCGGCCTTCAGGCCGTGAATTTGCATCCCGCGAGCGGCGGCGGACGCTTCTTGCATGGCGGCGCTTTGGACGTTCAGCGCCGTTTCATGCCGTGCGCTCATGCGGTTAGGGAACGATCCACTGTGAATCGTGCGGGGTGCCTATGAATTCAGACGAGAGACGGGCGGCAAGGCGGGCGCGGCGCGAAGCCGAACGCGCACGCAAGCGCGAAGAACGCTTGCGGTATTGCACGCTTGAAAACGTCGCCGACCTCGATAACCTATACAAAGCCGCCGTGAAATCGAGCAACGGCGTTTCGTGGAAGGCTTCGGTTCAGCGGTACATGCTGAACGTTATACGAAACATCGTGAAGGCGCGTCGGGACTTGCTCGAAGGGAACGACATTAGGCGCGGCTTCCACGAATTCCAGTTGTACGAACGCGGCAAGCTTCGCGACATTTGCAGCGTGCATTACTCGGAACGCGTCATTCACAAGTCGCTGTCGGTCAACGCGCTTGTTCCGGCGCTAACGCCTTCGTTCATACGGAACAACACGGCCAACACGAAAGGCCGTGGCACGGGCGACGCTATAGCGCGTCTGAAGCGCGACCTTGTGAAGCACTACCGAAAGCACGGGCGCGAAGGCTACATTCTGCTTATCGACTTCAAAAGCTATTTTGCCAACATCGCGCACGAGCCGTTGAAGGAAATAGTATCGAAGTCGCTTGACGATCCGCGCATCGTGAAGCTTACGCACGAGCAAATCGACGCATGCGGCGAAAAGGGCCTTGGGCTTGGAAGCGAACCGAACCAGATCCTAGCCGTCGCGTTCCCTTCGGCAATAGATCACTTCGTTACCGAAATGCTGGGCGTTGAAGCTTATGGGCGATACATGGACGATTCCTATTGCATACACACCGACAAAGCCTATCTTGAAATCGTGATGGGCCTAATCGAAGACAAGTGCAACCAGTACGGAATCGAGATCAACCGCGAGAAAACGCACATCGTCAAGCTGTCACACGGGTTCACGTGGCTAAAGAAGAAATTCAGCTACGGCGAGAACGGGCGCATCGTCGTTCGGCCTTGCCGCGATTCGATAACGCGTGAACGCCGCAAACTGAAGAAGTTCCGTCAAATGGTCGATGACGGGCGTTTGACCGTTGAGCAAGTGGAACGATCTTACCAGTCTTGGCGCGGTTCCATGCTGAAGCTGGACGCGTACAGAACCGTTCAGAACATGGACGCGCTTTACAAGTCGCTTTTCGGCGAACAGTAGACCAAAGTACACCTGCAAAGCCGCTATCATGTAAGGAAGCGGAAGCCGCCCAAAAGGGGCGGCTTTTTCATTGATTGGAGGAAACACCATGAGCGAAGAGATCACCGAGCAAATCCCGCCCGAGGAAATGACCGACGAAGAGATCCAGGCGGAGATCAACGCGATCGACATTATCGCCAAGCAAAACCAATTCAAATACGAGAAGCGGCAGCGCGGCGACTTCCCCGACAACAAGTGGAGCAAGTTCGTAACTTCGCAAAACGAAATGTTCTCCCGCCGTGACGATCTCGTAGCCGAGCAGGAAGCCCGCAAGGAATCCGCTGCTGCTGAAGCTGCGGAGGAATAGCCATGATTACTTACGATCAGGTAGCAACGGCAATAATCGTGGTTGTCGCCGTTTGCGCGGCGCTTGCCGTCATCTGGAACGCTATCAAGGCCGTTCGCGAAATGAAGAAGCCATATGACGATCTATCGGCGATGGTGGAAGAACACGAACGCAAGTTGGCGAACGACCATAAGCGTTTGGACGATCTGAAGACCTCGAACGACCTGCAAGCGAAGATGCTTCTTCAGATGGCAAATCACATGATAGACGGCAATCACAATGACCAGTTGCGGCAAGCCCGCGACGAGTTGCAAGAATACCTAATCATGAGGTGATCATATGGCCATGCACAAGGAAAAGCCGCGATACAGCAAGCTTGTTGTTGCAATGTGCATCATCAACGTTCTTGCGTACACGGCAACTTGCTTCTTCTTCATGTGGAACGGGAAGCCGATCAACGACGTTCTGACAGCGTTCTTCTTCGGCTGCTTCGGGATTGAATTTGCATCGCTTGCATTCATCAGGGGCCGTGAAATCCGCTTCGTTGAAGGCAATGCGGGCAACAAACAACCTGGACACGTTGAAGTGATCGAGGAAACGGAAGGTGAAAAAGATGGTGGAAAAGCTGACTAGCCGCAAGTTCCTAATCAGCGCCGCCGCGTTCCTTGCTTCGCTTGGAACCGGCATTGTCGGGCTTGCGAACGGCAACGAAGCCGTAGCTATTGCTGGCGGTATCTGCACCGTGCTTTCTGGCGCGATCTATGCCGCATGCGAAGCCTACGTGGACGGCCAATCGTGCAAGGCTTCGGCCACGCTCACAAATGTAAACGTCAGCGCGAATTCGACTGACAAGGCGCTTGTCAAGGAAGTTATATCCGGCAAGGATCAAGAAACGACCGACAAGTGACAACGATTAACAGCTAACAGATAAGCCGCCCGTCAGGGCGGCTTTTTCTATATTGGAAGGGGGCTGAACATGGCAGTTTCAGCATTGCAGAAAATCGCGGCGGCACAAGTGATGCAGCACTTCGCCGAGGATGACGAACACCACGGTTACGCGCAAGATGCGCGTTACGGCGACGGCGACGGCTATTGCTATATCGATACGGCTATCGGAACCGTTGTTGTCGGAACTGGCGACAGGGATTGCACAAGCGGTTGCGCCGATGCCTACGAAGCCGTAGGTATTCAATGTGGCGGCGCTTCGTGGACTGGCAACTATTACGATTGCATGATGGCATCAGGCAATTTCCGCGCACATCGTATGTCGGATGGCTGGAATTGCGACGATGGATATATCGCGCAACCGGGCGATTGCTACTTGGCGCACAATGATTATTGGGCGCATGCCGCCATGTGTACGTGTTCCGATCCTGACTTGCTGGCAGAATTCAGCATTAATTCGTTTGGCGGGATTTCAGGCGATGCAGTAGGCGATCAAACAGGCCGCGAATGCCTGGAACGCGACTGGTACGGCGGACACTGGGATTACGTTATGGAGCCGATTGCCGACGATTCCGCGCCGAACTATGAGCCTTCCGAACCTGCGAATCCTTCTGCTGGTATTGCTCCTGAAGGCGTTCCGATGCCGCGCTATCGTTCTGCTTACATCGAGAACGGCGAAAAGAAGTTCTATGATTGGATGGAGGGCTTCAAAGATACTGGCGGATCTAATGATGATTTCGCGGGCAATCCCGGTGTTGAGATTGTCGATATTGAGTTTGAAAACCTGGGCGATGGCGGCTGGTTCTCGCTGAACGTCAAGGGCAAGGGTGAACTTGGGCATAACGTCCAGAACACCACCAACAATCCAGTTATCGGCGTTACTGTTTACTACATGACACCTGATCCCGATTCTACGGGCTATTACCGTGCAATGTATCGCGTTCATACCATCAACGGCCAATGGCTGAAGTACGAATATGACGATGAAGACGGCGGCGCGGGCGATGATCAACATGCTATCGATATGTTCCAGCTTACGCTTGCACGCTAGGCGGTGAACGGGCATGAAGTACAACCTTGCAATTATCGCCTTTTACATCGTCTATATACTTGCAGTTGGTGCATTCGTCTATATGGTAGACACGGTGGCATGATGGAGCGGCGGAAGCTGATCCGCGCCACAATCGCACTTGGCGCGGCGGTTTTCGTCGTAATCGTGCTATTCGCAACAATGGTTTGCGTTGCGTCGATCCCGCCCAAAAAGCAAAAGCTTTACAAGCATCCTTACTATCCGTTTACCGTTGAAATAGTTGTTCTAGATACACCGTTGTTGCATACGCGGCAACAGATAGAACAGGCAAGGCAAACGGGAATGTCCGCATTCGAATTCGACGGCGAATATTACGTGATTGAAGGATTGCCGAAAGGCTACATCGACTATTCCGCACGATGCGCAAGGATGCCGTAACAAATCCCCGATCTGGGAAGCGAAAGCTTCTTGGATCGGGGCCTTTTTTTGTTGGCCTTATGCCGCCTTTAAGGAAACCAGGAAACCTATTCCGTTTTCGAGTAGAATAACCGGCACGCCTTCATCGGTGTAAATGACGGGCGCGTAAGG